GACGGGAAGAACAAAATCTATGCCGTCACAAGCGAAGGGTCGCAATGGAGATTGTTTATTGGTGATTGGCAGAAATACGAGAGGTTCGTATACGACCCAACCAGCAAACCAGCGTGGGTTTGCGAAACAGAGGTTGACAAACAAGACGAGAAGGTGTAGGGTGAGCAGTATGACAAACAAACATGACAATGACTCAGATTACGCTGATATGCATAAGAACGAGTACAGAGATATGCATATTCACGCGATCAATGGAGAGCAAGTCTTATACATTCTTGACGCTTTGGAATTTTATACCAAGCATTACAAGAAAGTTGTTCCTTCTCGCATCGCCAAGGCAATGAAACAACAGTCAGAAAGTATTCGTGTTGAGATAGTTGATACTTGGAATCGCGGCGTTAGACTTCATGAGATGACATGGGAGCCATTGACTTCTGATGACGAATTTGATATTAGTAAATTCCTTAATAATCATGAAAAATAATTTCTTATGACTTGATATTTGTTGTAAGTTATAGTAGTGTAAGGGTTTATTCATGGAACAACGAGATATGCAACAGAATAGCGTTATCTCTCTCGTAGACGATGAACTCATACTTGACTTCCCCTATGACAAGAACCAAGTCGCAGAGATTAAAGCAATTGACGGGGCTAAGTGGGACAAGATAGCAAAGGTGTGGAGAGTCCCAGCAAAGAGCCTCACACCAGTTCGTGACTTCGCAGTCAAATACGGCTTCGTCATATCCGACGAGATACTCGTGTTCAACACCCCAATGCATAAAAATCCTGGGGATGGCATAACCATAAAAGGCAACTTCGTTTTTCTTTCATTTCGCTATGACCCAGTAATGGTTCGTTCGGTTAAACAGATTGAAGGAATCACATGGGACGCAAAGAGTAAAGCGTGGCGAGCCCCGTTGACCTCGTTGGACACGGCTATCAAGTGGGCGACAACTTTCCGACAGAATGTTCCTGAAGAAGTTACTGTTCTTGCAGAGAAGATGCGCACAGAACTGAATGTTCTTCTTGATGCAAGCCGTTCAACAGACGCAGAAGTACATATCCCCACTCTTAACGGTAAACTGCTTGGCTATCAAAGAGCAGGGGTTGCTTATGCTTCACACGCACGGAGAGTCTTTATCGCTGACGAGATGGGACTTGGCAAACTGCAAGCCGTATCGTCATTGGTATTGACACCAACAGGGTGGACCAAAATGGGTAACATTGAACCTGGCATGTTCGTTATTGGGCAAAACGGCAAACCAACAGAAGTTACAAATGTATACCCGCAAGGAATCAAACCTTTGTATCGCGTGACTTTTAATGATGGTTCTTCAACTCTTGCTGGGGAAGAACATCTTTGGACGGTACGTACTCCAACTGTCACAAGAGTTGATGGTGAATGGTTTACGGTAACAACAGGTCAAATAATGCGCAAAGAAACACTTACTCGCAAAAACAACAATGGCAGGACTTACCACATGTCTCTTGCTATTTCTTTGGCTAATGGTAATCGTCGTTTGCAAATCCCACTAGTAGAACCCGTGCATTATGAGAACGAAAATGACGAACTCCCAATAGACCCATATCTATTAGGTTGCTGGCTCGGAGATGGGAGTTCACTTTATGGTCAAATTACGAGTATGGATGATGAGATACATCATAAATTTAGTGACATTTATCCAGCGGGCAGAGCAAACAAACAAGAAAATAACAGGTCAACAACGACAACATACCTCGGTTTAAGGACATTATTAAGAGAACTTGGGCTAATACAGAACAAACATATCCCAGAAAAATATCTTAGGTCCAGCCCCGAGTCTAGGCTCGCCATCATTCAGGGATTAATGGATACTGACGGCTACGCTGGCGACTACCAAACAGAGTATTCTACATCGCTTAAATCTTTGGCTGATGGAATGGTTGAACTCGTGCAATCACTTGGTGGTATCGCTCGCATTAGAACCAGAATACCTTCATACACATATAAGGGTGTGAAACTCAAAGGAAAACTTTCTTACCGAATAAATGTCAAACTGCCGTCAACAATGACACCGTTTCGTTTGCAAAGAAAAGTGGATAGTTACGTTAGACCAACCAAATACGAGCCAATGAGATACATAGAGTCTATTGAATACTCACACGATGAGGAAGCGCAGTGTATCGCGGTAGATGCACCCGACCATCTTTATGTGACTGACGAATTTATTGTTACGCATAACACTATCCAAGCAATGGCAACATTAGAGTCGCTTCATTTGCTGTCAGAAACAGAAGACACAGCCCCGTGCTACCCCGCTGTAGTCGTTTGTCCTTCAAGTCTCGTATTGAACTGGAAGAAAGAATACAACAGGTTTTTCCCTGAACGAATCGTAGAAGTCGTCAAAGACCGCAAAACAATTCCAATGTTTGGAACATACGATGTCGTTGTCGTTGGTTATCCTAACATAACAGCGTGGGAAAAGCAACTCTGTAACCACAACTCATACGTGTTTGATGAGTCACACTATTGCAAATCACCCGACGCACAACGCACAAAGTCCGCAAAGAAGATGACCAAATCAAACAAGAGCGCAGTCGTTCTCTGCCTCACCGGGACCCCAGTAACAAACAGACCCGCAGAATACGCACCACAACTAGACATCCTCGGACAACTAGATAAGTTTGGTGGACTATGGGGCTTCTATCGTCGCTACTGCGGAGCACACAAGGACAAATGGGGACAATGGCACCTTGAAGGACACTCCAATCTAGAAGAACTCAACGAAAAACTTCGCTCAATCTGCTACATCAGAAGAACCAAAGACCAAGTGATGACCGACCTACCCCCAGTAGTTCACGCACCAATAACAGTTGAAGGTTCTCCAGCAGTAATGAAAGAGTATGCAAAAGCAGAAGCAGACATTGTTGCGTACCTCATTGAGAGAGCAAAGCAAATCGCCAAAGAACTTGGCTTACCAATCGGGGCTGCCGCAGTATCAGCACGACTGAAAGCAGAAGCGAACGAACATCTAGTAAAAATGAGTGTTCTTCGCAAGATCGCCGCACGAGCAAAGATGCCTGTCGTAGAAGAATGGATCAAAGAACGAGTTGATCAAGGACGCAAAGTTGTTGTCGCGGCTCACCATAGAGACATCGTTGATGAAATCACGAATCGTTTTGGTGGACTAAAGATTCAGGGTGGCATGGATGTGAACGATGTAGAGGATGCCAAGCACAAGTTTCAAACTCTCCCATGCGACCAAGCCCCGGTGATTGTCCTGTCTATACAAGCCGCAAAGACTGGACATACTCTTACTGCATCTCAGGAAGTGTTGTTTGTTGAGTTGCCTTGGACTCCAGCGGATGTGGATCAGACTTACTCTAGGTGTCACCGACTTGGACAGTTAGGTTCGGTAACTTCCACTTATATGATGACGAGTGGAACTATAGATGAGGACATCTACGCCTTAATTGAGCAGAAGCGAAAGATTGTTAATGTAGCAACTGAGGGCGACATCGTATTTGATGACAATGATGCGTCAAATATTATTTTCAAATTAATTGAAGAATCTTTGTATATGCATTGACAAATGTTTATCAATACGATAGTATGTGTATAGAGGGAACCCCCCATATCCCTCTGCAAGCGTTGAGCCCCACTCGTCTCCCCCAGACAGTGGGGCTCCGCATTTATCAGTCTTTGTAACTGTCAACGACTCTATTGAACTCAACAGGCTCCGGGGCTTCGCCACACGGCCACTCTGCAGAAGTCGTATCAGAGAGAACACTACACACAGCGCACTCAACAACTTTCTTTAAACCTGCGATACCAAAGCGTTGTTCCAAATCAACAGTACGCCAAGTATGCGTCAAGAAGTTCTTCTCAGCATCTGCCTTGCTACCCTTAAAAGGAGGAACAACTTTCATAATGCGACCCCAAAAACGAGACATCAGTCTTCCTTTTTTTCAGCGACTTTCTTCGCTTCCATAATCTCATCAACAATGATGTTTGCGTAGCGACGGCGTAAGCGCCAAATCTTTTTGTTTAACTCAATCATTGCTTTCGTATCTCGTGCCTTCTCAACGATCTCGTCGTCGTAAGTCCCGTGTCGCTTGAACAAAGAGTTATCAAAATCTGATGCTTCAAATATGATGTCGGAAACCCATTTGGCTTTCAAGTCCATTTGGCGCATAACATTGCAAAGTCCCTCACTGCCAAATTCATCGTGAACACGACCAATCAAGATTGCACATAGGTGGTCTCGGTAAAGGGTATTGGCGTCACGGTGCTGGCTCAGGAAATCTCCTAAGAAATCAAGCAGTTCTCCGCGTGTCATTTCTTCGTCTTGTTCGTCGGAGTTTTCATCCATGCGAACACCATCCTCTCACAAAATGAGTCTCAGTACATTGTCGCATACTGAAAGTCAGATCAGGGAGAGGATAGCCGACTGTGCTTCGTGCTTCTTCTTGGTCACCCAAGAGTTCGGGTCCATTGATGACATTGCTCGTTCTTCGGGCTTAGCGTCACGATAGTGATCAAAGTACTCGGCGATTGTGTTATATGCAGACCAACCGTTATAACCATATCCTCCAGCATTTTTTGCTGACGGGTACAAGCCCCGCACCACGGAGATGATTTCTTCACGGTTTGTCTTTTGACGATCCGTCTCACCTTTTTGTGAGGGGAATACTGTGTTAATGATTTTGTCAAGGTTGCGTGATTTATCAGGAACATTGATAGAGAGCATAAGTTCTGCTGTCCGCTGAAATTCTTCTGCCCATTCAGTTGACAACTCCAAAACACTTTTTGCTTCATTAAGTGCTGAGTCTTGGTTGCGTGTGTGTCGTGCGGTGAATACGCGAAGCGCCGACTTCATTCCAGCCATAACCGTGTTCTTACATACGGCACGCACAGAAGTATTTGCATATGTAATAGGAGTCTTCCCGTCATGACCGTTACGTACGAGAAGGAAACGTTCAATCTTGTCGTTGACTCCTGTCGGATCGATAATCAGTCCACCTAGATCGATTGAAGCAAAGAATTCGCGACCGCCTTTGAGCACCCCACATGTGTCAACGATTGCTTCTCCTCGTGAGTTGACGATGTCCAGGGCTCTGTTGATGCAGTCAAGGTTCTGTTGGACCACATAGCGGGTGCCGACAGTTGAGAGAGCGTCGTAAGTTCCGTCTTTGTTGATGCGGACTGTTGCTCGGCTGTCTTCAACCATAAGTGGCTTGCCATCGGGGGCGAGGATTACTTGTCCATCTACGTCAACTGCAGCGACTCCAGCAATAGCGACATGGAAGTCGGCATCTGCTGCCTCAAGCATTGCTTCTGCGGTTTGTAAGCCTTTCATGGGTGTTCCAAGGCGATGCCAGGGTACCTCGTGATCGGCGTAAGCCATACGGATTTTTCCTGCTTTGGTTGAATCTAGATCGTGCGACATATTGTTACTCCTCAGATAAATCTCTTTGGAACACTTTAGCGCACCACAACTCAGTTGTCAACCTTCTCAGGTGGATTTATTTAATCTTCGGCAGAGCGGTCCATCTCTTTTTTTAAGGATTCCCACTGACGATGCCACGACTTGGCTTCTTCTTCAGCATCCCAGAGATACGGGGCTGAGACCAGCCTCCATGTGATGTAACCAGATAAAACACCAGCGATATAGAAAATGAGGCACATGAGGCACCGCCTTTATTTAGGAGTTGGGACTTTCCAATGCTTCCCTTAGCGCACGCTCTACATAATGCTTAACAGCACTATTCATTACTGACGACGCCAACGGTTCATCAATAGTACACACCAAATCTCCATTGCCAGCGTATATTTTGAGGCTATTTACACCGTCAAGTTCGTCTGCGACAGATTCTAGAAACTCTGGAGTGATCCTGACTTCATATTTCCCACTGTCCCCGCCCCGCATAACAAAGGCAAGAGTGCGTAAAGTCTGAGCAGTTGACTCGTCTTCTTCGTTCATGAGAGTTCGTCAATCCTTTTCAACCAGTTGTGCACGGTGGTCTTGCTGACATCCATGTGTCGCATGGTAGTAGTAACGGCGCTACGAAAGGACATAATGCCCGCAGAGTGAAGCCAAATAAAAACTTGGAACTTTTCTTCACGAGTTACTGCATGGGGAAACAAAGTATTGGACTCATCCAACAATAGTTGCAGAGCGTCACCGAAAGAAGGGACTTGCTTTTCGTTGATGGTAATAGACAAAGAAGAACTCATCGGGCGATAATAGCACTTAAGGTGACTTTTTGTCAAGTTGAAATTAACAGCGTGTAGCCCAAGGTTTCCAGCCACACTTATTGCGTTCTTGGCTGTAGTTCCACATCGCCAGCCCCGCACGGAGGTTTACTTCGGGAATGAACAAGTCCTCGCAAGTATTGAGGATTCCCTTGGCTTGAAGCCAACCACTTGGATTGTATTTATTCTTCTTACACCAATAGCCATTGATTTGAATGAGCCCACGACTTCCGCCATTGGGGTCAGTCTTATTGAAAGACATCGTGTTACAACGCGATTCACGGTGCATGACGAAACTCAACTTCTTCCATTGCGCTTCAGTCCAACCGACGGAAATAGCCAAGTCGTGATACTCCCCACACTTGCCATACATTAGGCGGGCTAGTTCGGTCCAGTTGACGCCCGAAAGGTCAATGGGGTCAGTCGTATTGGTGGGGTTAATGGCTTTTGCCTTATCGGACTCAATCCCACAGGTTGATATGGCTATGACCAAGATAGTGAGGAATACGCCAATGACTAGTCTTCTTGCAGTTTTCATTGTTCCTCTTCTCATTTGCACGAACGCGACCAAGGCTTAAAGCCACAGTAGCCATGGTCGTCATACCATCTGTACATTTCCCAAGCCCAAGCGAAGTTATAACGAGGGTCGTTGACTACTCGCCAATCACCATACTTTGCTTCAATGTCATCAAGCCAAATTTGGTTGATTTGGAGTGGACCTCGGTCATGCCCATTCCATTGTGGGTGACCTTCAATCACGTTCTGACAACGGGACTCAGCCCACACTTCACGGAGGAGTTCGGGCAGGAGTTCCCAAGGCCAGCCAGCATCAAGGGCTGTCTGAGTCCATTCTTGACAGGGGACATCAGTGGGTAGGGTCGGCACAGAGAAGCCTTCAGGGAGCGTCACTACAACGACTGTAGTGACTGGAACAACGGTTGTCGGCGGTGTCGTTGTTGAGACGGCAGGGGCGACAGTCGTCGTTGCTGGTATCACGCTTTGTTCTTCCTTTCCTTGGGCACTAACTCCTACTGCGATGGCGAGGACGATAGCGGGTATTGAAAATAGAAGCCTGAGCGGATGTTTCATGTGTCTCCAGTGTTCGGCGGATACGGCTGGAGACTGTGTCTCCGTATGGCGAACTTAGCAGGTGCGCCAATCAAATATTACCATTTGATTACGAAATGTCAAGTCGGTTCTACCTGATTCTACAAAATTATGTCTTTGACCAGGGGTTCTGCGATTTTAGAATTTATGAAATTTCTTGCGTCAGTCATCTGACAGCGCAATGTGAACGAGTTATCGTCGCCAATTTCCTCTACTTTAATGTTGAGACTTTCCAGTACCCAGTCAGCAAAATCTTCTGCCTGAACATCTGCTTCTTCAACTTCCGAGGGAGTCCAATCCCCAGGATCGTTCATGTCAAGGAACAATTCTTTAATGTGTCCGATAAGGGCGAGTCGTACTTCATGTTCTGTTTTCATCTCACCATATTATCATACTAATCAAAACTTGTCAACCTAAAAGAAAAATAAAAAAATCCTCATTTAGACTTGCACCACTTAATCAGACATGATAATTTCATCACCGATGGGGCACAGCCCCGAACACGAGGAGAAAACAAACATGAGCCAATCACAATCAACAATGATTGGGAACGTCACATCCGACCCAGAACTCAAGTATCTGGCAAACGGACAAGCAAAACTGACATTCTCAATCGCCGTCAATCACTACTGGACAGACCAAGCAGGCGAAAAGCAGGAAAAGGCTTCCTTCTTCAATGTCATCGCATGGCGCTACACAGCAGAAGACGCAGCAAGCATCCTTGAAAAGGGAGTCGGAGTAATCGTCACTGGTCGCCTTGAACAGCGTTCATGGGAAGCAGAAGACGGCACCAAGCGTTCAGCCATTGAACTCGTCGCTGACACCATCGGCATTCAGGCTCGCTCAATTGAATCATTTGAACGTAAGCGTCGCAGTGCAGAAGGCGGGACTCCCGCAAAGAAAGCAACCGCACCACGAACTGCAGTCGCACAAACGATCACCGACAATGAGGAGCCATTCTGATGGACAACAAAAGAGGTAAGGGACGCCCCCGTCTCATTGACAACGAGGACTCACGCCGAGTGACCCTAACATTTCCAGAGTCATTAGTTCAGAAACTCGCAAGCGAAGCAAAGTCACGAGACATTTCTTTCGCAGCACTCATTCGCGAAAAAGTTTCCGCTTGACAAAACCGTCAATAAGTGTTACCATGAGAGTACGCTTGACAAAAGAACTACCGCCACATACCTGCGGTATACGAAAGACTTATTAGTCCACAAACAAGTGAACCAATTACGGAAAGTCTTTCGGCAAGAAGCCCGCCCCACAAGGGCGGGCTTTTTGTTATATCCACCACTTGTTGTTCGCATTGTTCTATGATCTTCACCTATGGGGAAACGCCAAGCACCAAAGAAGTTGATTAAAGAAATTAAAAAGACTGGCGGATGGGGAACAACAAAGTATGAACACGTACTTGAATGCGGTCACTCAGAAATTCTTCCTCGTGCATCACGCGCAATAAAAATTGCATGCAGTTGGTGTGTCAAAGCGCAAGAAAAGAATGATGAATTGAAAATTCTTTCACTTCCTAGCCCCGAGATACTTGACTTCGATGAATCAATGAGCCAACATGAAATAGAACTTGCAAAAGTAAAAGCATCACTCGCGTCAGTTTTCGGAATACCACTTGAAGCGATACAACTCAACTCAAGTGACGTGACAGGCAATTTACAAATCGGGTCAGCATACGTATTTCTTTCTGCAAGAGATGTGCGACGCATGACAAATGGATGGGGGAACTAATGGGAAGCGTTGCAACAACACCGCCGAGTAACGGGGCTTGTGTGGGAAAGCCGGTAGACATGTGGTTTCCAAACCTCAATGTTTACGAAGCAAGCCTAGAAGAAATTCGTATGGGACGAAAAAACATGAAAGAAGCATTGCAGATATGTTCAACATGCGATGTTCGTGTTCAATGTTTGGAATACGCACTCTCATGGGAACGACACGGAATATGGGGTGGGACTTCCGAGTCCGAAAGAGAATCAATGCGAAGGAAAAACAACATTCCTTTTCTTCGTCCGTCAATTCAAGAGTTGGGTTTAGGTTTCAATCGTGCAACAACACACTGAAGAATTCATCAGCCGTTTAAGCGGAGTAAAAGAAACAAGTTCAGGATGGGACGCTCGTTGCCCATGTCGCAATGACGACAACAATCCATCAATGAGTGTAAGCGAGTCAGGCGACGGATCAATTCTTGTCTACTGCCACCGGGGCTTGGGATGTGGAGCGAAAGAAATTTGTGAAGCAGTTGGTTTAACTCTCACAGACTTAATGTCTCCTGATCGTCGTGCGCAGTCGTATGAAAAGTTTCTTGAAGACCGCCCGAAGAAAGAAACAAAAGTCAAACCACCTTTGAAGATCAAACCTAAATCAAAGTTGACATTGACGAACGAGTACAACTACACCGATGAGAACGGTGACTTGTTGTTTCAGAAACTACGGTTCGTTAATGAAGATGGGCGTAAAGAGTTTCGTCAACGTAAACCCGATGGCGCAGGAGGATACTTATATGCACTTGGTGATACACCAAAGGTTCTTTACAATCTTCCTGCAGTCCTTGAAGCAAAGAAAAAAGGCAAGACCGTATGGGTTGTAGAGGGAGAGAAGGACGCAGACACTCTCAATGCCTTAGGAGATGTAGCCACAACGATGCCTGGCGGGGCTGGAAAATGGCTACAAATCCATACAGACGCTCTTGCGGGGGCAACGGTAGACATCATCGCCGATAATGACGAAGTTGGTCGCAAGCATGCTGTAGCAGTAAAGAAAGCACTTGCTGAAGTTGGTTGCGATGTTCAAGCATGGGTGTGCCCTAGAGAAAAAGACATCACAGACTTTCTTCTTGCAGGTGGGGACACGATGGAGTTGGAAGTTCTCGTACCTGAAGATATTGACAACATTCCTTTAGAAGAAAATGTTGACGCCGAGTACGAAGAAGAAGTTGAGCCACCACAAACAACAGACGAAGTGGACGAACGACCTTTAACAAAAACAGAAGAGACTGTTGAGCGTTTGCGTACTCTTCTTACTAAAGAGGGGATGTCTGCTAACGCAATCATTAATCGTGCGGGTCTTTTGATCTCTTCTGCTGGTTCTGATGCCCCGCTGAATCCTGGTCGCATGGTTGACTGGCAGTCTTTTATCAATGAAGCAAGTGACGACGCTTACGATTGGGTGATCCCAAATCTCTTGGAGCGTAGAGAGCGAGTTATTGTTGTCGCTGCCGAAGGTGTCGGCAAGACGATGCTTGCTCGTCAGGTGGCGATCTTGACCTCTCTTGGTGTTCAGCCGTTTACTTTCCAAAGAATGAATCCGATTAGGACTTTAACGATTGACCTTGAGAACCCTGAGAGAATTATCCGTCGTTCATCACGGAGCATATTCGGGGCTGCGTTGTCATATGGCTATGCGAAGAAGTCTTTGGCTCAAATAGTTATCAAGCCAGACGGTCTGAATCTTCTTTCGCCCACTGATCGGCTTTTACTTGAGTCATATATTGATAAGGCGAAACCAGAACTTTTGATCATGGGTCCTTTGTATAAGTCGTTTATTGATCCAGGTAATAGAACTTCAGAAGCCGTCGCTATTGAGGTCGTTAAGTACCTTGATACTTTGCGTTCTGTTTATGGTTGTGCCCTATGGTTGGAGCATCACGCCCCTCTTGGGGAGTCTCAGACGTCCCGTAACCTGCGTCCGTTTGGTTCTGCTGTTTGGTCTCGTTGGCCAGAATTTGGTATATCTTTACAGCAAGACCCTACTTCTATGGGAGAATATGTCTATGATGTCAAGCATTTCCGTGGAGAGCGAGATGAGAGACATTGGCCTCTAAAAATGAAGCGAGGAGTAAAGTTTCCTTTTGAGACTTTGACCTTTAAAGAACCGTTAAGGTAGGTGCCCTCATGAGTGAAGGCGGAAAAGTGATGACAAGAGAGTTTCTCGCTGAGAGGGACTCACGTATTTTTAAGATGCGTCAGGCTGGTGTCGCTACTTCTGATATCGCTAAAAGGTTTGGCGTTAGTGTTAGTGTAGTACAAAAGGCTATTCAGCGTCAACTAGAAAAACTAAACCGTGAAACTTTAATGGCTTACCCAGAAGTTTTGCGACTAGAACTAGAACGCCTAGACGCATTGCAGTCAGCACTTTGGCCCATGACTCAACACCGCAAGATCAGAACCGACGATGGAACCGAAATACAGGTAGAGCCAGACATGAAAGCCATCCAGACCGTCCTCTCCATCATGAAGCAACGCTCACAACTGCTTGGCATGGAACAAAACAATGTCAGCATTCAAATGGATGTCACCCAAAGGGACGCCATCAAGTCCACCATTGTCGGCGAAAGCGAAGCAAAGCCACTTAGCCTCTTCAACCCAGAAGCAGAAGCACGGGGCTTGTTGGAGGTTATGGGGCGCTCAGGCGTTATCTCACAAGAAATGATTGACCAACTGCTCGGCGAAACAACAGTTGCAGGTCCCATAGAGGTATTTGCGCTAGAGTCAGGTGAGGAGGCAGACGCAACATGAGTGAAGAAAACAATATTCAGGCAGCAGTAGACAAACTTGCAGAAACCATGGATACGACTATCAGTGCAGGTATTAGTGACGACGACGGCCCCGCTGTTGCACAAATCATCGTGCGAGCAAACTTCAACGACCGTGAACGATGGAAGGTCGCGGCTAATAAAGAGGGGAAGAGCCTCGCTCAGTTCATTCGTGATGTGATCAATGAACGAGTAACCGACATCTTGGACTGCTCACATCCTATCAATATGCGTCGCTACTATCCGTGGGCAGAGTTCTGCTTACGATGTAACGGCAGACTTAGAGGCTAGAACTACGAATTTTGCGTAGTTTGATTCTGCGATTCGCAGGACTGAGTTTCATTGCTTCTATTTCAGCGAGTTGTCTTTTGAGATTGGCGATGGCAATGCTTCCATTGCGTCGCTTCGCTACGCTTGTTGCTCCCCAAATGCCATGTTTCTCGTTATTGCCAATGGCATATTGGAGACACTCTAAAGAAACAGGACAAGCAAGACATATTTGTTTGATGTGCTTTGTCGCTGCGCCTGGCTCGGGATAGAAAATTTCGGGGTCTAAGCCTTTGCAAGCCGCTTGACTTACCCATTCGGCACGATGACCGACGAGGGCAGTGATGATGTCTGTTTCCATACATTCATTCTACCGCTCGTCAGCCACAATGTCAAGTTTTTATTGTTATTTTATTGGGCAGGCTCCTGTAGCGCAGTCATCCAACTCAACTAAGCCGTCAAACGCTGGGCGATGCAACGGGACTGAGAAGTCGATCTTGTTCAAAGTCTTCTCGTATGTTTCCTTGGTGCATTCCTCGTAAGGGGGGAGCGGGAAGTTGTGATCGGTATGAAGAAGGAAAGAAACTGACTTCACTGAATCATCGTAGTTCTTTGACAACCACTCTTTGATTTCAGAAAGTTCTTCCTTTCGGTAGTACACAGTTACAGACACGGCGTTGTCTGCCCACTCCGTCTGCATCTTCTTCACCCATTCCAACTGAGCAACAGCAGTCATATCCTTAGCAAGAACAGAACCTTCAGGTGATTCGCACGGGAACTCAACAACAAAACGAGTGTGATCTTCTCTGCCATCAATACCGACGTCGTACTGCACCTTGTAGCCCCGCTTGCGACACGCATCAACCAACGGGTCGGAAGAACCGAAACGAACACGGCGAATGTAGTAGCGAGCGAATGCTGGGTGAATACCAGGCGTTACACCAGGAAGAAGCGAAAGAGTCCCTGAAGGCTGAACAGTTGTCAAACGAACAGAAACAGGAAGCCCATTGTCCTTTGAATAAACAGCATCAAGACTTTCCAACGCTACATAAGCGTCAGAGAGCCAAGCAATCTTTTCTGCGGGGCACTGGAGGATTCCTGTGACCGACTGACCGAGGCGAGCATTCTTCTGAACAATCTTCGTTGTCTTCTCATATGGATAGTTCATACGAGTGATTTGCTTCTGTGTCTTATACAAAAGGTACGAGATGTCGGTGAACTGTTCAAGTGAGTCAATGTTTGGAAGGAAAATCGTTGCAAGGTTGCATGACTCTCCGTCACCAAGGGCGATCTCTGCACAAGGGTTGTAGCCCTCAATAGTGCTGTCTGGCTTGCTAGCCCCGAGTCTGCCTACCTTGCGGGCAAGTTTGCGGTTGACTAAACCATAAGGTTCGCCAGTTCCGTCGTAACCTTTCCAAAGTTCTGAAGCGATCTCGTCGTAACCATCTGCGTAAATACTGTTGTTGCTGTTTGCTCTCCAAGCGGGAACATTACCTGAACCCCAGTTCTTTGCACGAAGGAACAAAACATCGTCAGGGTCACCAATGGCAATCTGTGCTGAACGGCGTGATGAACCAGAAACAACGATACGACCAATGATGTTGCAAATGTCTAGGACATCAATGGAACGAAGTTTTTTGCCAACACGGTTCTCTAAAACTTTGCTGATGTCTGAGATGCCATCAATGAGTGCGCCTGGACCTGATGCTGTTCCACCGAACTTCTTTAACGGGGCTCCGTACTCGCGGACGAGGATCGTTGAGTAGGTGAATGAACGACCTGTTTCAAAGTATGACTTCAAAACTGAATGAAGTAGGCGACGCCATCCTTGACGACTGTCGGGGACGATGATATCTGCATCGTTGGTTCGCTCGTGAGTGATGGCAACTCCACCCTTGACTTTGGGTAGATCGTGAATCTTTGAGCGTTCAACCGAGAAACCAACTCCACCACCAAGCATGAGGTAATCAAAGAGAAGTTCAAAGTCTTCAATCTTTTCAATGTTGGTGAAGTAGCAGTTGTTGAGGCTTGTGCCTGAGAACTCTTGTGTGAGTGTTGTTCCGAGTTGCCATAGTGAGCGACCCGAGAATGAGCAACGAAGGTTGAACATGTGGTCAAAGAGGCGTTCTGCTTCTTCTTGCGTGTAGTCAACTCCGATTTCAATAGCCCCGTTGATGATGCGTTGCAGCGTGTCGGGGAGTGTTTCAGTGTCTCCGTTTTCTTTCTTGCGACTGTATGTGCGTAGGAAAACGATTTCTCCCATTCCGTTGAAGCCCCATGGGGGTGTGATGGATTGGTACTTTTGTTTGTGTTCGTCTGTGATTCTTGCCATGATTTTTCCTTGGTTCGTTTTGGGTAGAAGTAAGATTGTACTTCAGGAAAAAATACGGAAAGTGTCTACTTTAGACCTAATCTTTTTGCTTCGCTTAGCGTGATTTTGTCCCCACGCTTGTATATCAGAACGCGAGCCTTGGTGTATGGCGTTATTTGTCTTTCTTCCCAAATTTCTTCTTCAACATAGTGAAGCGGGACTTCGTTGCCTTGTAGGTCTGTTTCAAAGCCGATGATTCTTGCTGGTCCGTCTGTTTCGGATGCGGCGCAGTCTCCTGTGGGGTGTCCGCATACAGGGCAGGGTTGCCGATCTGCGGGGAGCATGCGAATGCCATCTATTCCGTAACTGTTGCCGAAGGAACTGAATGACGAATTATAAAAGACCATGGGGCTAGTATCTCACAACTTTGTTGTTAGCGACTACGCCCCTGTCCGCGGTAAGCCTTTTTGTAGTTCTTTGAACTCTTGAGTCTTGCGGAGCCCCGTTTCGCATGGATGCCTTTGCGTTGGGGTGGGTTCTCCACGATGTGAACAGTCGTGGGAGATGATTTGGATTTTGAGGGTGCTTTTGCCATAGCCAATATTAGCGTATCTGGGCTAGGCTAGTCTGTCAAGTTTTTGAGCGACTACTTGCGATCTATATGCTTCAGCCAGAGTTCTAGCCCAATAATACTGCCTGCGGAGAATATTGCTCCAATGAGAAAATCAATCATGTTCTTATTTTAGCATTTCGCAAACCCACGCTGGTTTGCTGGTTGGGTCGTATACGAACCTCTCGTATTTCTGCCAATCACCAATAAACAATCTCCATTGCGACCCTTCGCTTGTGACGGCATAGATTTTGTTCTTCCCGTC